TCCAGTATAAAGTTTCGTTTCCTGTACAACTTTTTTCTCTGATGAATTTGCGTTAAAACCCATAATTATATAATTTTTAGATTGTTACTAATTTGTCACTTCAGCCATGTAATACTCATCAATACTTTTGATTACATAGGCTAAATCGTTAGGGATCATAAAATCCTTAAACATTCCTTTTGGTGACTTACTTGTTGTTGACCCGTCGTTTTGGGTTATGAATCTGTAATTTAATTCTCCGGTTTGCTGATCTTTTGTCACGTCTGTAAACAGTACCACTGTAAATAAGCCTTCTAATGTTACTTTATCATCTAAAAGTTTTCCAATCGTTTTTATCTTTCTTTTAGGCTGGAAGTTTTCTTGTATTATTTCATCATGAGAGAGTATAACTACCTTCAGATCTTCTCTGAGACTCTTCGCGGTATTTATAACATCCCATGCATGACGGGCAATGTCGGTAAACTTATCCCATCCTTTTTCATCTGACCGGTTCATGAACTCAGTACTCATCAGGTACTGAAAATCGTCGATCACAATGACTTTAATCTCTGGTCTGCTGTCGCTGATCTTCTTTAAAGCGCTCACAATGTCTTTTGCTGAAACAGAAACTGAATAGTTTTTGTGTTCGTTATTATACCTTGCTTTCCAACCTTTAAAAGGAAGCGGCTTACCAACTATGTTGATAATAGCCGTTTCCTTCGGGTTGAGGCTTTCGATTGAAGTTGACTTTCCAGTACCAGTTTGTCCTACTACTGCAATAATTTCACTCATTCTTAAGATTTAAAAAGATTTAACTCCATCTTACGCAGCTTCTTCAGGAAGCTACTGTTAATAATGCCTCTGTTTGTTTTGATATGCGTCCATCTCATTATCTCATCATCGATTGGTTCCCCGGTAAGGATCTTCTGTTTCAAGGTACTCTTTTCAAAATTTCCTGAACCGAGACAAAAGACAAAGTGACTGATGGCAAGCAATTGATTGCCTTGCAGTTTAGTTGTCTTTTGGACGTATTGCATTGCATAATCGAAATCTGTTTTCAACAGTTTTTCTGCAAACTCTTCGTCCATCGGATAAGTAAAATGATCTGACGGTTTAATTACGTGTCCGTATCCAACTGTTCTCTTACCTGCAGCACAGCTGTAGGGATGAGGCATAAACTTTTCGCTGTCTTTCAGAGCATTTAAAGTCTCTTCATAAGCTCTGGTCCATGCGTAGTTGGCTTTTAAAACCTCAACTATCCGTATATTTCCTGGTGCTTTTGCTATCACGCCTGCTGCCATGAATACGAGGATAAGGATAAGACGGAACGTAATTGTGTTCTCATTTTCATTCATCGACATTTTTTTGGTTAATACTAACTAATCAAAGTCTCTGACTTGATTGAATTGTAGGAGATTTCTCATCTTTCCAATGAAGGGATCTCCATCCCTGGTTTTGATATAATGCCAGTATATAATATCTTTTACTGGCAGGTCTTCAGGTCCGTATGCTCTTAAATTCAGCATCTCTGGACGATGTGTTATCATAAACACATCAGAATACTGATATAAAGCGTCGGCTCCGAAGACATCTGATTTTTGTGGATAATGTAAGTTCTTATTCTGTAATCTGTCTACTGCTTCAATTCCTCTGTTTAACTGACTTACAATAACATATGATGATTTAATTTTTTTCTTCATTTCATTGAACATAGCAGCGAGTTCGTAAAGTGTTTCGAGCTGATTCTGCTCACCAAACTTCTTTACGAGGATACTATGATCGAGGGTTACCAGAAGACCCTTGTCAAGAGTCTCAGGTTTTTGTATTCCAAAATATTCAATTGTATTTCTTATTTCGTCAACTGTACCGGGTATGTCAACATACCAGACAGGTGCGTTGATGATATCTTTTGCATGAATTACAGCTTTATCATATTGTTCCTGCGTTAGATTTGTCGTAGGATTGTCTAAATCTGCATTATACATCTGTTTTACCGACATGTTAAGCTTTTTGGAGAATTTTCTTCCAACAAGTCTTCGTGCTATCATTTCAAAGTTGAATGATAACACTGCAAAACCTTCTTTAGGATTAAGTTCAAATAATCCTGTTTCTAATTCATTGAGTACGGCTGTTTTGCCTGATCCGCTCATTCCCGCAATAGTGATTATTGAGCCCCATTCAATACCGTTCATACAAGCTTTGTTAAACTTCTTCCAAGGTGTTTGCAGGGACTTGATTTCACCGCTAAGTCTTCCTCTAATATACCTCAGTTCGTCTCTTGCAGCATCTCTGATAGGTATAGAAGGTAGAACTTTAGATGACTTTTCCGCCATAATTAGTTTCAGTTGTAATTTTTAGGTTTTTAGTCTCTTTCAGACTCTCGCATTCCGATGCCAGTGAAGAACCGACATCTTTCTTCTCAATAAAATAATGAGCTTGTTGCATGTATAAATAACCTCTTGTGCTAAAGCGATTGACATATCGTTTAGTAGCTTCAAAAATCTCTTCTCTTGTATAGGGATACTGGGCTACAAATTTAGTCATTTTCTTTAGAACCGACAAACGATCACCTCTGTATTTATAACCTGTATTGTTGTTTCCTGCAGGAAATAGTTCTCTCCATGCATCTATCCAGGTGTATACATCAGATTTATTTACACGTTTTAGTTTTCCGAACAGATTTTCTCCTTTAAGACGTAATGAAATATCCTGTACTTTCTGACCATGCCACTTACAATAACTCAGTTGTTCAAGTTGTGCAACAGTCTGTATAAAGTTCATATCACTTTCATTGTAAATTTGTTGTAAAGTAGTCCAATCCTGTTCGTTGATTAAAACCAGGATGACAAACTGATAGAAAGTTCCATCAAATTTGCCTTCCTGGTATAGCTTAAGATACTCCTGATTCATTTGTTAATATGAATATGAATGGTTACGCTTGAGGATAGCATCTTCCTCTTCAAGCAGGTTCGCCCTCTGTAGAGGACTTGTGACATAATAATCGTATAAGTTTTGCTTACCGATTATCAGCACCGGATCTTCCCTGAAAGATGGTTTAACAATAGTTTTAGAGGTTGTATTAAAAATAGTTTTAGATGCTATTTCAGGAAACGTTCTTTTTGTAATCGTACTCATTGTTTAGAATTTTACTACTGCTGATCATTTCTGCATTTTCAAGATCGAATCCTTTGGACATTTCCCTGAACCAGGTTTCACTCTGCGTACCTGTAACTCTAATGATCCACATTTCTGCAACATCATCAGATGCAAGTCTGTCAAGTCTTCCTTTCTTTTGTTTGGATTGTGTTGCAGAACCGATATATGATTCCATAATCGCATGAGTTGCACCTTTAAGGTTCAATCCAAGCGTAAGAGAACGACAGCTTCCAAGATTACGTATTACACCTTCGTTAAACTGATCCATCAGAATTTGATTGTCTTTAGGATTGTTATTCGAATGAATGGTATTAGGTGTTATCTTGTCTGCCTGTGCGGTTAGTTCAGAGAATATGAGAACTTTCGAATTAGGAATGTTATCAAGTATTCCCCCCAGTATTTTTTCTGCAAGCCTTGCAGATGAAGGTAGGTTCAACAGAAACTCTTTACGGGCTTTTATACTGTTAAGGTACATCATTGCAGCACGTTTCTGTTCAGGTGTACCACGACCGTTCCAGAACCATTCAGCGGCATCTGTAAACCAGTCATCGGAACCTTGTGCAAGCATCATCTTCTGACCGGCTTTAATTCTTTCAGTCAGATACTGATAATGATTAGCTTCACCTTTCTCGAATACAACTTTTTTGGTTCTTATAACGATACGATCATTATCTGAAAGCTCATGATTGACAATGATAAAGCGGGTTTTGTTAATAAGTCCGTCATCTGCTGAATCATAATACTCATAGATAACAGGACAGATCTTACTGTAAAACCATTCTTTGTCGTTCTTGTTGGTCATATCATGAGTTGCTGTAAGACCCATCAAATAGTCATATTTGCAATTCGCGAATAGCAAAGAATATTCCGGAGTCATCATTGTGTGGATCTCATCTGCAATAATCAGATCGAATTTATAATCTTTCCATTTATAAGTAGTTTGAATGTTTTCAATTACGATATTAAACACTCTCGAAGGTATTTCTCCATCGTAGTCTACTGTCCAGATATTATTACTCCAGAGTTTAAGACCCCATTTAATAAGTTCCTTCTTCCAGTTTTCCTGCAAATTCGTTCTTGGCGATGTTATCAGGATTGTCTGAATTTCCGGATTCTGCTTGAAAAAATCTATTGCTATTTTCGATTTCCCTGTTCCCGTAGACAGGCATATTGTTCCCTTGTTGTTTGGTGCTCGTTTGAACGCTTCCAGTGCTTGTGTTTGTATTTGGTCTCTGGTGATTGTTTCCATATTTGATTTCTTCTATTAGTTTATTTATTAGTTCCTTGTATTGAGGTTCAGTATCCATTCGGTTCATAGTAGTTCTGATACCACTTAAGATAGTACTATGATTTTTAGTACCTTTTATAGTATCTCCACCAAAGAAACCGGCAATATATTCCTGTGAATATCCATAGATCTTATTGGCAATGTAATAGATAATATGCCGGGTCTGGGTAAGATCACGTTTACGTCCTTTTCCTTCGAGAATAATTTCTGTATCAAAGTTGAAACGATTACCAACACACCAACAGATATACATAAGTCCAGTTCTTATTACAGCTGCCTCAGCTTCTTTTTTGCTTATTTCAATGTTTTTACGTGCTTTAATTAGAAGCTCAAAATCTGTTTCATCAAGCTTTATTCCGACATTGAAATAGTCCAGTATAAATTGTGCAAGTTGTTTTTCTTCTTCACTCATACCTTTGTCTTTTTATTATACCATCTGGTAGTAACAGCCTGAATTAATGTTTCTCCTGTACCATATTTGTATTTAAATTGAAGTAATTTTGTAAACACTTTTAACGCTAAACGTTTATTACAGGCTAAATCAGGTTCACAAACCCATGCACTATTACGTTTATAAGCAATACAATAATTTTCAGGTAATTGTCTAATTGTTCCACTACCAGGTTCATAGATTAAATTGTTTATTTTCTTCATTTTAAAACATTATTAACTGTCCGTCATAAACTGCATTCTTAATCTTATTTGCCTGAGAGATATAGTAGTTATAATTGATTTTATAACTATCCCAGTCTTTTTCTTCATACTGGTTAAACAACGTTGAAGCATAACCTGCTTCAAGTTGTATTCCATGACCGTTTTCATCTATCTTGATCAGGGAATCACCAGGAGTTGATATATAATACCTGATAGTTCTTTGAAGCTTTTGTTCTTTGCGGGTATTATCATCAATATAGATTCGATACAGGTTCCATTCTTTTCTTGCTCTGAATCCCAGACAGAAATCATAAATATCTCTATGGTTTCGTATGAATTCATTTATTGGAGTTCCAAATCTGTAATATGCATCAAGAGCTTTTGCCACTACACGCATTGACCAGTCTTTGTTGTAAGCTATAGCACCATTCTGCATAGGTATGATTTCGAAGCACCCTTTGTACTTGGCTTTTCCTTCAACGGTAACAGCGAGATAGTTATTAACATCCCTGATCACCATTTTACTGTATGTTGCGTATTCAAGAGTCAGACTGGTTAATGTTTCCCACCATTCACATATTCTTATGAGATTATTATGTTCACTTCTTAAGATTCTGATTGTTATTCCGTCTGTATTAGCTTGTAGTATTTCTGCTGTAGGAATGTTATCGACAATCTTTTCTGCAAGCATACTTAACAGTAACTGACCGTTGACTGTAATAGTGATAAAAAACTTAGGATCATAAAACAAGCTATACTTGTCATTCGATTTACCACATGCACCATTGAGAGCAAGTTTTAATCCTGAATTGGTAGCTTTATCTCCATCTCTTTGAGCCTGTAATCTCTGTTCAAAGAGTTCGCTATATACTTGTACAAATTCCGGTCCCAGGTGATGCGGATAAAAATTGTTTCGTATTGCAAGATTCGGATAATATGATTTAACATCTATATCAATTATAGTATAAAGTTCATCTTCTTCATAGATTCCGGACTGGATACATCCATGTATTCCACCTGTACCATAATCATATCTGGCTCCTTTATATATTACTGATTTTTCAAAAGCGTCGTATGTTGTTGTTATTTCTGTCTGTTTAAGATCTTCCAGCAATACACTAAATTCTTTGGATTGAAACTGTATATATGGTAATATGCATTCTCCAATGTTTATTGTATGCCGGTAAGTTCTCATTTCTCTGAGATACCTGTACTGAAAACCCTTTTTTCTTGCGATTTGCCGACCAAATATCTCTTGACCTATCTTGGGATCATTTGCGTTGCGTAAATTGATTCCATAGCGGTTTCCAAGCCTTTTACGCATATCTATCATATCTACTGTCAGCAGATAGAATTTTCTGGTAGCAGTAACATCATTCAGGTTATATTCGAGTACACTGTCCACTTCATCAAATACTATGTCATGACTTTCATCAAAAGGTATATCCTGTACATTCTCGAAATTGATTGCTATTTCTACTGCCTTAAGACTTGTTCTTTTGTTTTTATTGTCAAAATGATGGATCCTGAACAGGTCCAGTTGTGGTATTTTGACATTCTTTTCATAAATAGCACTGTATTCAGCTTTAATGACACGGTGACTTTCTTCATAGAGAAACATATTTAAGCTGTCCGGTCTTTCTTTCAGATCAGGATTGCTTCTTATAAGACTCATGAAGAAATGTATCATTGGGTAATCATAGTTCACATTATTAAATCCTATCAATCCGCTAACTTCATTTTTTAGAAATTCGTAGTATGCTACTGTATCGTTTTGATCTTCGTTATAAATCACAAATTGTCTAATATCCTCTGTATCATCACGATCCATAAAGGTACAGCAATGGAAATTTGGAAATTGCTCAACATCGTAAATCCATACCTTTTTCTTTAGAGAAGTTGTTTGTTGTTTCAGGTCCATGACCTGTAATTGATTAGATTCCATAATAAAAAATATTAGAAAGTTTAATAAAGAGTACCCCTTACCTTAAATCTATGTCGAGACTTAAACAGTATGTATTACCAGGGTGGTAAGGGGTTACTCAATATTATTTACCGTTTAAGAAGGGTTTACCTCTTTTCGGCAAGTTCTGTTGCTCCAGCAAATTCCTGGAGTGCGGCATCCTGGGTCACTGTATCATGTTTGATATAGGCATCCTGAATGTCGGAACCAATTGGAATAACTTCATTCTTCCACATAATAGTTTCACCATCTTTTGTGAGAACTTCACCTGTGGTAGGGTTGATCTTTTCCCGGTATCCTTTCAGACCCTTGGCTTCCACTTGGCTTTCAAGTAGTTCGGAAGTTATTATC